AGAAGTACCAATTTCTCTAGATATAGCTTTAGCTAATCCTTCTTGATCACCCATTAAAGCAGCTCTTCTAGCATCTTCTAAATTTAACTGCTTACCAGTCATTAATTCAGCTTCCATTTCAGCTGCTATAGAACTTTCAAAATCTAATAATGAATTAGATGTTTTTTCTAATTGGGCTTGGCTCATTCCTAACTTAGCAGATTGGAATGCTGCATTAGCTAAGGATTTACCTTGACCTTCCATTGTTAATCTATTAGCTGCACTAATATTACCAATATCAGAAAATACTTGTTGTTGGTTTACTGCTACTCCTTCTTGTTCTGCTAAAATTAATACTTGTCCTCTTAGAGATGCAGTTAAATCTTCAGCACTTTCACCTCTTAATTTTGCTACTTTTACAAATTCGGCTGCTTGTTTATTAGTGAACCCAAATTCATTAGATAATAATGAAAATGTTTTTAATTCATCTAGGGTTAAGCTTACAGCACCCCCTATTTCAGCATTAAATTCTTGTATACCCTTAATAGCATCCGCAATACTAAAATGCGTATGACCCATATTTTTATCAACTTGACTTGCCTCTCTAGCTATAAAATTCATTTGGGCTTTTAATTCATCAGCATCATCTACCCCTAATCCAAATGTTTTTGCTAAATCCTCTCTTGCTGTCCCAAAGGCTTTTACTCCGTTTTTAAATCCTTTAAATATAGCTACATCTAAAGCAGCTAACATTTCCTTTTTAAACTTTGTAGCTCCCTTTACAAGTGTATCTCCTAAAACTTTTGCTTCAATGTCAGCATCTTTCATGACATGCTTCATCTGATCCTTTATCTCCTCGGCTGAGAGTCCTGATGCTTTTAATTCTCTATTAAAATCCTTAGCTGATTGTTGTTGGTCGTAAAGTTCTTCAGTTAATTCATTAGCTTCTTTGCCCATGTCCTTAAACATATCAGCATATTTGCCAAATCCTATACTTTTCATTAACCCACCAGCTGAGTCTAATGCTTTATTGGTTAATTCATTATACTCTGCAACCTTTGCTTCTTTTGCTTCCCTGTCTGCTAATTTTTGATTTATGTCAGTTAAAACTGAAGATTCAGCTTGCATCTCCATTATCATATCTGCATGACCCTCAGTAATCTTTTCTGTTACTATTAAGTTTGCTAGACGTTTTGCTAAAGCATCTTCAGATAATTTATTACCGTCTTTTCCTAAAAGTATTGTACGATTAGCTATTTTAAAATTAGAAAGTTGGGAGTTATATTTTTGTTGGAGTTGTTTAAGTTCTTTAGCATTTAATCTATTAATACCTTCCTGATCATCTTTTAATTTTTCAGCAATTCCTTGAATTTGGTTAGTTGCTCTTTTAGTAATGTTAAGACTTTCATTTTGCTTTTTTATAGCACCATTTAAACCTATTAAAGTTTCATAGTAACTTTTTGCATTTTTCCCAACATTATCTAATTGCTTATCTAATTCATCTACACCATCAACTAACATAATAATAGCATCATCAGCATCCTCCATAGCAGCAATAAACTCACGGGCTGTTTGGCCTGTAAAAGGATTTGCTTTTCCTAACTGTTCATAGCCTCTTCTTATTTGTTTAAGAAGTTCAACTACCTGTTGATATTTTTTAGGGTCTAAACTATTATCGGGCATTCTAACTTTGTTTTATTATAAATATTAGAAAAACCTATTTTTGCGTTCTTTTTGAAATATAAGAGGGGGGTGATATAGTTTTTGGAGGTTGGGATTTAGTTGGATTATTTAAATCTATTTGTGTGCCTTTCCCTTTATTAGCTTTTTTTCGATTTTCTTCAACCTCATCATAATGACTTTTTAGCTTATTAAAAGTAAACTTACGTAGCCATATAGGCATGTTATACACGGTTTCCCAATCATATCCACCCTTACCATTGAATACAATTTCGTGTATGGTATTAAACACATTTACTCTAACTGATGGAGCGTTATCGAGCGTCAGGCCAAAAAAAGTTAAGCCCAATGGGGAGGATTGCGTCATCAACACTTCCGTCGGGAAAAAAAGTTAGATCAACATCTGGTTGAACTAATTTAATATAGTTTCTTAATGCCCTGGAATCCTGGGCTAGCAGATAGTTATCTACAAACTCCCTAATAGATTTTCTATCGGGGTTTCCCTCAATTGCTGTTATAATATATTTTAAACGTGTAGACATTTCAGGATTAGCATCTTTGTTAATCTTTTTAAGTCCTTGAAGTTCTCTTTCAATAGCTCTTTCATCTTTACCATTTAATATTTTAAAAGATATTTTAGCTTTAATTTTTGGAAGTTCATAATCAAACTCATTTACTCCTTTTGTAATTAAATCTTCATTGAATTGGATATTTTCTAATGTAGATAAATCAACTGATTGTTTTTCATTATTGTATTCAAATTCATATGTTGAACCATACCCTAAAATACGTGCTGCAATGAGCAATGCATTTTTATCTCCTACAATAATATCATCATATTTGACTTTTTTATCAACTATAAGAGATTGTAGTAATTTATCTAATACAATTCCTTTTTTAATATATGATTGGTTTGTTAAAATATCTTCTTCTTTAGCAGTCATGTATTTTATTTCAACCATGCCAGAAGATAGTGGGTTGTCTTCAGGATATAATAATCCCTTTGAAGGTAATTCTACGTTTTCCGTAGGTAATTTAAATTCTTCCATATAAATTTTATTTGTTATAACTTAATATTCGCGTATACATATATAATATAAAAAAAAGCTTGACCGAAGCCAAGCTATTTTTCAAAAATATGTAATTTCTTTTTAGAAATTTAACACGCAGTAATCCATTCCAATTGTTAAATCGATGTTTTGAGCTTCTCCATCAGTATCCCAATTCATATCAGCAAACGATCCGTCTTTGATAAATGCTCCTTTTATGATCCATTCAGAAACAACATCACCTACAGGACCTAACACATCAATTGTTAAATCTTTTTTATAGAAATCAGAATAACCATCTCTACCAGTTACTGATTCATGGTGTAATCTAACCCACTCCATTACAGCTTGTGCTCCTGAAGGTGTAATTGGGTCAAATAATTGCATCGTAATGTCATTCCATCTTAACTTACCTTTAACTTTTCTATAAGTGTTGATATGATTTAATGTAATCTCATCTTGTGCGAACCCTAATCCACTAATACCTTTAATAATGTATGATGGAAAACCATCTACGTACATGATAAATCTATTAGCTACCTTTGGCTCAAATGCTGTGAAAAATATTTCGTTTGGATCTAATACTGCCATTTTATGTTTTTTTTAATTTTTTTATTCAATTATAAATATTATACTTTTTAATTTTTATGCTGGAAATTCTGCTCCAGTTGGTAAAATGTTGAAATCTAAGTAAATGAATTCAGCCGTTTTAGTAGGTTGTATGTATATAGCACCTCTTAATTCGTTTCTATCAATTACGTCAGGTCCATTGTTTGATTCATTCATAACAACTTTAAACGCGTATAAACCTTGTCTTTGTTGTACTGACTCTAAGTATGGGTTAACTTGGCTTAAGAATGTATTTCTTGTAGCTGCTGTATTTTGTTCAAATACTAAATTATCAGATAGTTGTGAAATGTAATTTTTAAGTGCTATTAACAATCTTCTAACATTTACTCTATCTAAAGCTGATGCTTGATTTTGTAATGTTTTCTGACCAAATACTACTACTCCTCTTCCTGGGAATGTTGCAATAGGATTTACTTTATTAATGTATAACTCATCTCTATTAGCTTGAGTTAATTTTCTTTCAGCTTGAACTACTTGTCCTAATCCACCTCTGTTAATACCTGCTGGGGCAAACCAAGCTTCTGCTGTTCTATCATTATTAGCATAAACTCCTGGAATTAATGTTCCTGCTGGTACCCAAACTCTTTGTCCTGAATCTGGATCCGTTACCATACACCATGGCCAATATGCCGCTGCGTATGAAGTATCTTTATCATTTGCTGTTCCTGTAGCTGCTGTTATTGATGAAGCATATAATTCAAGATCTAATATTACAATGTTATCACCTCTATTTTCTGTGTTAGAAATTAAAGTATTTAATACTGATTTATAATCTCCTTCTGAGTATACTAAACCAGGTGCTGATATAATGTTATATCTAAAATCATCTTTATTTGCTAATATATTAAAGGCTGTTGTGTAATTATCTCCAACTAATCCTTGTGTATCATTACCATCAATTTCATCATAATATTTTCCAGTTCCTGTTAAAATACTACCTACTGCATCCCCAAATGTTCCTGAAGCTGCTACTGGTATTGAAGCTATATATTCTGTTTTTGCTACTCCGCTATTATCTAAATAATCTGGAGTTTTGAAATTAACTTCTTTTACTCTTACGTATCTTGAAGCATTAACATAAGATCCGGTTGTTTGTAAATAAACATCTGCTGTTCCTGCTCCTCTTACTACTTGTGTTTGATCACCAATTATTCTTGAAATATAATTTGATGATTTTGGATCTAATGATACATTATTAAAGCTTTCAAGTACTGATTTTGCTCTTGTATTATCATTACCTTGTCTAATCACTACACTAAATGTACCTGATGATGTATTTGGTGATGTAATTTCCCATCTTAAATTATCTGATGTTCCATTTGTTAAAGCACCTTGTGAATTTTCAGCTCCTGTGCTATTCATAATATCACCTTGACCAATTGATTCTAATATAAATGCATTTCCATCTACTATATTAGCATCTACTAATGTAATTGTACATGCTGATGAATTTGCACCCATAGCACCACCTGCAATTTCTAAAGCATCACCAACTTCATATCCTGTACCTTCTGTAGCAGCATTTAAAGTTGTTAGTGAGTAAAATAAATCTGCAGCAGTTAATACAATTGTTCCTGCACTAGATAATTCAACATTTGCAGAGGTTAATGTAATTGTTAAATCTCCTGCTGCTGCCGCGAATCCAGCTGTAATTAAATCTGCTTGTGAAATTGTTAATACATTACCTGTAACATATCCTGTTCCTAATCCATTTACTGTTAATACTGAAACATTTGTTCCATCTGATGTTATATCAACTGTTGCTCCTGTTCCTGTTTGTACAGCACCTCCAGTAACTGTTGTAATACCTACTGCAGTTGCGGGACCACCTGCTCCTATTGCTAAAGCAGCACCATTAGATATAGATAATATATCTTGAGCTGTTTTTAACTGACCATTTGATAAAGCACCTGCTGCTATTGTTAATGAATCTGTTGCTACATATCCTGAACCTGAAGTTGCTATT